TCAAATTTCAGCAATTGATAAATACATAACTAAACAATCTATTGCAACAGCTACAACCGATGATGTTTTAAGACCTGCATTCTCAAGACTTATCAGATCTACTCAAGATGTAACTAAGGCTCAAGATCTATTGACTTTGGCTCAAGAGATCAGCATAGCCACAGGCAAACCCCTAGAGAGCGTCACAAACGCCTTAGGAAGGGCTTATGACGGGTCAAATACCGCTTTAGGTAAGTTAGGTCTAGGAATTGATGCAGCCACCCTTAGAACCCAATCTTTTGAGGAAACCACTAATCAACTACGGGCAACCTATCAAGGATTTATTGATAATGAAGCTACTAATGCTGAGTTTAAGTTTAGACAATTAACAATTGCTGTCGATGAAACTAAAGAACAAATTGGAACAGCCTTGTTACCTATCGTTAAAGAATTGGCAGATTATTTCTTAGAAACTGCCGTTCCTTTAATTCAGGCATTTGCTGCTGGATTCTCTGGCGAGGATGGTGTTACCGCTGGCATAACTGAAGCTACTGAAGGTGCATTCCAATTTGGCGAACAGATTAGATCAACTCTTGAATTTGTAATTAGTATTAGAAAAGAATTAGCAGTATTGGGTGCAATTATTATTGGCGTATTTGTTGCATCTAAGATAGTCGCATTTGTTCAAGCAATCATGACTTTAGTAACTGCGATGAAAGCCCTACGAACTGCTGCTGCCGGTGCAGCTGTGGCAACGGCATTTGCTACCGGTGGAACTTCAGTTGGTGCTGCTGCTGCTGCTTTAACTGCTGTCGCTGCAACTTATGGATTATCAAAATTTGCTGGCGGTGGAGATGTAACAGTTTCAGATTATCCTGCAACAACCGGTAATTTTGGCGGTGGTGGTATGGGTCAAATTAACAACATAACAATTAACGGAGCAGTAGATCCTGAAGGAACTGCACGAGCATTACAACGATATTTGAATGGTCAAGCAGATCGAAGTGTATCTGGTCTAAAATGACAGTATTTACTCCTGATTGGAAATTGACTGTCGGTGGGGTTGATTATACTGACATAACAATTTCAGATGTTCAGCATGCAGCTGGTCGAACTGACATTTATCAACAATCACTTCCTTCTTATATGCAAGTCACGCTAGTTGCATTAAATAACCAAACATTACCATTTGATATTAATGACTCTTTTGACTTGCAAGTAAAAGATTCAGCTGGATCTTATGTAAGTTTATTTGGTGGGGATATTACAGATGTGACTGTTGAGGTTGGGGCTACTGGCGCAACAGACACAGTTATCCAATACACAATTATTGCAATGGGATCTTTAACAAGACTTACCAAAGAAATCTTCAATGACAACATTTCACAAGATGAGGATGGCAACCAAATCTATGACATTTTATCAGCCGTATTACTTGGCACTTGGAATGATGTGCCAGCAGCTTCAACATGGGCAACTTATAATGCAACTGAAACTTGGGAAGATGCATTTAATTTAGGACTTGGCGAAATAGATCAACCTGGTCTTTACACAATGAGTTCCCAATCAAATGTAACTAACACTATTTACAATGTGATTTCAGATATTGCAACTTCAGCCTTTGGATATATTTACGAGGACAATGCAGGAAACATAGGTTATGCAGATGCAGACCATAGGCAGAATTATCTTTTAGTTAATGGTTATGTTGAATTAGATGCTCGCCATGCGTTAGGTGCTGGCCTATCTACGATTATGAGATCAGCAGATGTTCGAAATGATATTTACATTAATTATGGCAATAACTACAATTCACAGGTTACTGCTACCGATGCAGCTTCGATTGCCTTATATGGCTACAAAGCTGAAACGATCAACTCTCGAGTTCATGGCGCGACCGATGCTCAGGCTATTGCGGATCGATACATAGCACAGAGAGCCTATCCAATTCCAGCATTCCAATCGATTACATTCCCAATCACTAACTCTGAAATCGATAACGCAGATCGGGATGATTTGCTAGCTGTATTTATGGGAATGCCAGTTCATATTCAAAACCTACCGACCCAAATATCCGGTGGAGATTTTGAAGGTTATGTTGAGGGCTGGTCATGGAGCACTAGGTTCAATGAACTGTTTCTGACCATCAATGTTTCCCCAGTCGCATTTAGCCAAGTGGCGATGCGTTGGAATACAACTCCAGCCACAGAGGCTTGGAACACATTAGACCCAACTTTAACTTGGGAATACGCTACAATAATCTCATAGGAATAGGACAAAATGGCAACTACTACTAATTACAGCTGGAGCACTCCAGACGATACCGCGCTGGTCAAAGATGGTGCAGCAGCGATCCGATCACTTGGAACTGCAATCGATAGCACAGTATTTACAAATGCAGGTAACGCAATCGCTAAATCTATTGTTGATGCTAAAGGCGATTTAATTGCAGCTACCGCAGACAACACAGTTGCAAGATTAGCAGTTGGCGCAAACGACACAGTATTAACAGCAGATTCATCTACAGCCACAGGATTAAAATGGAGTGCGCCATCTGGCACACCAGCAGGTGCAGTTATATTTCATGCTGCTAATACGGCCCCATCAGGATTTTTGAAAGCAAACGGAGCAGCAGTTTCAAGAACAACTTATGCAGCATTGTTTTCTGCAATTGGCACAACTTTTGGTGCAGGTGATGGAAGCACAACTTTTCTAGTTCCTGATTTAAGAGGATATTTCCCTAGAGGTTGGGCAGATGACGGTTCAACTGATAGTGGTCGTTCTTTTGGTTCAACTCAGTCATCTACAACTATAACCAGCAGAAATGATGGCGGTAGTTATGCATCAACCTTGTTGGCTAATACAGACGGAACTGACGGAACAGCGACTATTAAAGAAAATTCAACTGGTGGAAGTGATACTGCAAACAGATTCAAAATTCGACCTGTAAACCTTGCATTACTAGCCTGTATTAAATTCTAAAGGAGCAAAATGAAAATTTACAATTACAATCCAGAAAACGGATATTTTGTTGGCGAAAGTTTAGCCGATGAAAGCCCATTAGAATCAGGCGTTTATTTAATACCAGCACATGCAACAGAAATTGCTGCACCAAAAGCAACTAAAGGAAAAGTTGTTGTTTGGAATGGTAGCGATTGGGAATTGCAAGATTTGCCTGTTGCGCCAATAATTGATAATTCAGAATATGAAGCCAAACAAGCAGCAAGAATAGCAGTTGCCGAAAGACTTGGATTAACTGCTGATGAAATTAAATTGTTAATTGGCTAATGAAGCCTTGGTTATCTAAAGCGGCTGACACTCTTCGCGACCAAATAAATGGAGAGTTTGTGGGTAGGAGCAGGAAAGCTGATGGATGGATCGGCGATAATAAGCACGCATCTAGAAAATCCGATCACAACCCAAGATCTAACGGAGAAGTTTGCGCGATCGACATTGACGCTGGCTTATCTGACCAACAAGGGATTAGTTATGATTTGGCAGATCAGCTTCGACTCGCAGCAAAAAAAGATAAGCGTATATCTTACATAATCCACGCTGGCAAAATTGCTAGTGCTAGATCATTATGGAAGTTTAAAAAATATACTGGAATTAATCCCCATCATAAGCACATCCATATTTCTTTTAAGCCAAATCAACCTGGTCATAAGTTCGACATCCCACTACTGAAAGGCAATTAATGAAACTATCTAAAAAACACAAAGCAGCAATTAAGTCATATTTGAGAGCTGTGGCAGCTAGTGGAATTACAGTTGCCCTAGCAATAGTGGCTGACATTCATCCAGCCTATGCAACTATGCTTGGTGCGATTGTTGCGCCTATTGCGAAAGCGTTAGATCCAAAATCAGGGAGCGAAGCGGATTATGGAATTAATGCGTCATGACCGCAAACGAATGGGTTGGCATAGCCGTTGGCGTAAGCGCCGTATCGACAAGTTTATTGCTGGGTCTGCGCTGGGTTATTAAATCTTATTTACAGGAACTAAAACCTAATAGTGGCAGTTCAATAAAAGATCAAATTACTAGACTTGAACAGCGTGTTGATGATCTGTTCGTCTTAATTAGTAAGCGATAATTTCTGCTATGGCGAACACACGAAAACGCACACCACGCAAAAAGGTTAATCGGAGAGTAGTTCGCCAAACTCCTGAACCATTATCAAAACTAGATCAATTTTATATTGCAAAGCATGAAATGTTTAGAGCTGCACGCAAGGCTGGATTTAATGAATCCTGTGCGCTTTACCTAATGGATAATCCTGAATCAATGCCTGACTGGATTGTAGGCGATAAAGGAATAATCCCAACTATCCCGACTCCAGATGAGGATGACGATTAAAACTAATCGTAGGTATTTAGTAACACCGGATTTGCAGATACCGCTGCATCATCCAAAAGCAGTTGCCAACCTGATTAAAATGGTAAAGCACGAGAAGTTTGATTTTGTTTTAAATGTTGGTGATGAAATGGATCTTGGATCTCAGTCCCGTTGGGCAAAAGGCACAAAATTAGAGTTTGCAGAAACCTTAGATGAGGAAAGAAAACTAGGCCAAGAGATCCTTTACGATCTAGGCACGACCGATATTGTCCGGTCAAATCACACAGATAGAATTTATCAAACATTACTCAAAGGTGCGCCATCACTTATTGGATTGCCTGAATTGGCTTATGACAAGTTCATGGATTTCAGCAGCTTAGGTATTAGATTTCATAAGCGAGCCTACGAGTTTGAAAAGGGCTGGCACTTGGCTCATGGCGACGAAGGCAACATGTCTAAGCATGCAGGTATAACAGGCCTTAATTTGGCCAAAAAATGGCATTCTAGCGTGGTTTGTGGCCACTCCCATAGGCAGGGTGCAGTCCGACACCAAACTGGCTTAAACGGCCGTTATTCAACGATTTGGGGCATAGAGGCAGGACACCTAATGGACATGCGTAAAGCCTCTTATCTTAAATACAATTCAGCCGATTGGAATATGGGCTTCACAGTCTTAAGTTTTGGCAAGAAAGGCCATCAAGTAGAGCTGATCCCAGTTAACCATGACGGATCATTTACTTATAATAGACGGACTTATGGGTCTTGAAACCGATTATCGGGATAGGACGATTGATGACCATATCGACGATCTTGAGGATCTTGGCGTTATCTAATCGTTATAAAACACGCCGTAAGTAGTTAACCAACTGTCCTTGCTTTAAGTCATACTTTCTGTATCAGGCAACCGCTTGATATTAGGGAGCGAACATGGAAATTGTAGGATACGGATTTATTATAGGCTGTTTAATTGGAGCAGCTTTATATTTCTGGGATGAACACCGAAAGTCAGAAATTTACGATAATGGCTATTATGCCGGTAGAGCTGCTGGATGGAAGTCTTGCATA